GAAAAATCGTTTTAGTTTCGCTAAATAAAGGCGTTACAGGCGCTGAATCTGCACGTTTTTTAGGTTCGCTATTAGTTAGCCTGACTTGGAGTTTGGCGCTAAAACGGGCAGAAATTCCGCCAGAAAAGCGCCACAGAATTTCGCTGTTTATTGACGAACTTCAAGATTATTTGCGCTTGCCAACAGATTTGGCGGATGCGCTGAGTCAGGCTCGTGGGCTTGGACTTTCATTGACTTTGGCGCACCAATATCGGCATCAATTGTCGCAAAATATCAAAATGGCGATTGATGCGAATTGCCGAAATAAAATCTGTTTTGGGCTGGATATGAACGATGCGCAGGAGCTGGCAAAACAAGCGCCTGAACTTGTGGCTGAGGATTTTTATCACTTGCCTCAATATCACATTTATGCCAAGTTGCCTAACAATGGAAATTCTAGTGGCTGGCTTTCTGGCAAAACTTTTCCTAAACCGCCTGCAACCAGAAATTACAGCGATTTGGTTGCGAAATCTGCGCTTAAATATGGCACGCCAACTTCTGAAATTGAGGCTGATTTTTCCAAGCAATTTGGATTTTCCGATTTGCATTCTCTGAAAAATACTAGCGAGAATTTAGACAAAAATTCTGAGAAAATTCCCAAAACCAGACCCCAAAATATTGGTAGACGCAAGAAAAATACTGCAGATTAAAACAAAATTTGTGTTCGTTTCGCTATTCGTTTCACGAGGTTGGACGAACGCTTTTTGTTGGCGGAAAATCGCCGATTTATAAAAATATAGCACACGACTTACTCCGTATTTACCTTATTTCACACGGAGCAAGCTCGCTTAAAATTGAAAGGAAATCGAAATGCAAAAACACGATTTAACAGATAAGGAAAAGCAGATTTTGCAGTTTTTATGCAAGGCAAAATATGCCACAACAAAGCAAATTTCTCGGCTGTTTTTCTTGAACAGCGTGAAAGATTCTACCGCAATTCGCCGAGCAAATCTTGCGACAAAAAAGCTGAATAATTTGGGATTTATCTCGCATTTAGAGCGCCGAATTGGTGGCGTGCGAGCTGGTAGCGGTTCGTATATTTGGACGATAAAAACTGCGGGTTTGCGGGCGCTTAAACAGGCTGGCGAAAATTTGCCAATCTCACGGAAAAATAAATATGAACCAACTTCGCATCATTTAGAACACACGCTGGCAATTACGGAAATTTATGTTCAACTGAGTGAAATCGCCAGAAAAAATCTAAATTTTACGCTTGATTTATTTCTGTTTGAACCAACTTGTTGGCGTGGTTGGCTGGATGCTTTGGGCGGACAAATGCGTTTGAAACCAGATTCATTTGCGGAAATTTCACTGCACGATTATGTTGATAGCTATTTTATTGAGGTGGATAAAAGCACGGAAAGTTTGAACCGAATTGTGAATAAATGCAAGCAATATATTCGTTATTACAACACGGGTTTTGAACAAAAATATAACAATGTTTTTCCACTTGTGCTCTGGATTGCGCCTGACGAAAAACGGAAAATCGCCATCCAAAAACGCATTCAAGATGAGCTGGCTAATTTTTGGGAATTGTTTCAGGTTGTGAGTTTGGATGAATTTGCGGAGTTTGTGGCGGGAGGAATTGATGATGGGAAAACAGATTAAAATTGGAAAAAATATCTATATTATCAAGCGAAAATTTGTCGGAAAAAAGACTCTAAAACAACTCATCAAACGCTTGATTTTACAGGAAAAATAAGACTACACTTTTTGCCCAAAGAGAGTTATACTGTCACTAGGGTTATAGGTGAAATCTAAATTAATCATAATTAGGAGGACGCTTATATGCATAACAGCACTTTAAAAATCAAGGAATATACGGAGGTAGATTTAGAACAATTACAAGATATTACGGTTGTATATTGCCGACTTTCGCAGGATGATGGCAATGCTGGAGACAGTGATTCAATCACAAATCAAAAACAATATCTTGGCGATTTTGCGATAAATGAAAATTTACAAAATCCCATCTATTTTGTGGATGATGGCTACTCTGGCACAAGTTTCAATCGCCCAGCAATCCAAAAAGCGCTCGCTTTAGTGGAAAGCGGAAAGGTTCGTAATTTTTTAGTCAAAGATTTATCAAGGCTAGGACGCGACTATTTAAGAGTTGGACAACTTTTGGAGCTAACCTTCCCAACTCATCAAATTCGTTTTATCGCATTAAATGATAATGTCGATAGCACAAAATCTGATGAAGCTTCTGATAATTTGTTACCTTTGCGCAACCTTTTTAATGAATGGTATGCGAGAGATACAAGCAAGAAAATCAAAGCCGTCAAACATGCAAAAGCAAAAGCTGGCGAAAAAATTTGTGCGTTTCCACCTTATGGCTATTTGAAATCGCCAGATAATCCGAAAAATTGGATTATTGACGAGGAAGCCAGTCAAGTTGTTAAATTGATTTTTCAATTAGCAAAAGAAGGACTTGGCGTTTATAAAATCGCAAAATACTTGCGAACGCAGAAAATCGAAACTCCAATTTGGCATAAAGTGAATCGTGGCATTGCTATTAATCATCAAGCGAAAAATGACGACCCTTATGCTTGGGTGCACACGACTATCGCTAGCATGTTGAGTAAAGAAGAATATTTAGGTCACACAGTTAGTTTGAAAACCTACAAAATATCTTACAAATCTCGCCAGACAAAAACTAAACCTAAAGATGAATGGCTAATTTTCAAAGATGCACATCCTGCGATTATTGACCAAGAAACTTTTGATATTGTTCAGCAAATGCGAAAACATAAACGAGTGCAAAAACATCATTATGATGAAATTGAGCATGCCAATTTATTTGCAGGATTAATTTTTTGTGGCGCTTGTGACAGTAAGGAATATTTTTGTGCCAAGCAAAAAGGCGAAACCAATCTGGATCATTACAAATGTTCACGTTACGCTAATGTTAGGAGAAATTGCGAAAATCCTCATTACATTCGTAAAAATGCGCTAGAAACAATTGTTTTGGAAGATTTGAAAAAATTGTGTCAAGGTTTGCAAAAACATGAATCTGAATTTGTTGATAAATTGAAGGTAAAATTTGAACTAGAAAGTAATCACGAAGTTGCAAAATTGAAACGAAAAATTAGGGCAAGTCAAAAACGGCATGTCGAAATTGATTCAATCATTCAGCGACTTTATGAAGACACTTTGACGCAAAAATTATCTGATGAACGCTTTCGCAAACTCACGACCAATTATGAAATTGAACAGGATAAATTGAAAAATGAGCTTGTGGATATGAAAAAAGAATTGGCTAAACATGATGAACAAAATACTTCGATTCAGCAGTTTATCAAAATCGTCAAAAAATACACTGAGATGACTGAATTAACAACTGAAATTGTGAATTCGCTAATCAGTAAAATTGTCATCCATCGACCTGAGAATATCCCAAGGAGTAAAATTACGATTGTTGAAATTCATTATAATTTTGTGGGAGAACTAGATTTGGATGAACTGCTAGGAAAATAAAAAAGCGAGCGGATTTCCGCTCGCTATGATTAGGATAAGGGACTGCTGTGTGGTGTGTGAGTATTTATCACCATTTGGAATTTCACTCCGTCCAAGTTCTTCCCGAATCTCATCTTGATTAAATGTGCCAGATGAAATCAACTTGTCAATACTACTTGATAGCTCGAACATATCACGTCGCCGCACTCCTAACATTTTAATTGTGTGTCCTGCAATAATCTCGCTTTGCGAGTAAACAATGTGATTGAGGCCATCAATCAATTTAGCTGCAATCGGTTCAATCACAGTCTCAATGAAAATCTCATAGTTTTTCTGATTATCCGCAAAGTCACCATAAATCAGACCATTAGGAATCCCTAGAACATTAGCAACATCATCAATATAGAATTTCTTAGCCTTACCAATCTCATCAACATTGTTACCTTTCCCAGTAGCTTGTTTGTTAGAAATTTCATCATAGTCTTTCTCGTGTTTCTTAGGAATCAGCACCACTGGCGACTTCCTAATCTCGTTGATAACATTTTCGCGCAATTGCTTTTGGCTTTTGCGCTCCTTTTCATCAAGCTTGCTACTCGGCACACTCCAGAGCGCTCGAATCTGACCAGTGCGAATCTGCGCCCCGATAGTCGCACCCATAATGTCGGCATAGTCACACCACAAACTATCAAAGAAATTATCTAACGCTTGATTTTCATTTCTCAAATAAACGACTTCGTTGCTTGTAAATATTCTTGACAAAGATTCATAACGAATAGATACTCCAGAATATTCATCGCCTGTCAAGAACTCATTTTTAACAAACGCATCAGCAATAAACAAGCTATGTTGATAACAAACAATCAGCAACTCACTATCTCGAATCAGATTTGACACAGCTTGTGTCCAAAATTCAGCCGCCGTTTGATTGGGATTTGGACGAGTATTCAACAAATAATAATCTTCGTCAAAAACAGACTTCTGATTCTTATCTTTTTTGATAAAAGTCGCCTTAGCAAAAGTTCGAGCAATATAATTCACACATGTATCAAGTGCAATATTTTTCATTGTCGCCTGTGTCGTAGCATTCGCTAACACAAATTCAACACTAGACTTCTCTTTTCGTCCCAAAATCACATCTAAAATCCCCATAACGCTCCTTTCTCTTTGTTGTATAAATTCAGTATAAACAAAAAAACCGCAAAAAAGCGGACTCTTTTATCACACAACAATATCAAGCGATTTTTGGGTCTAGCTCGCCTGCTCATCAAGTTCTACCATTGGCAAAATCCCCTTTGATTTCAGCAACTCATAAACAAATAACATACCTTGCTGTGTCCATTTCGTATGAGGATGCAACTGCGCCACATCATCTGGTGCAAAGTTTGTCTTGGTATAACCTTTATCAGCATATTTCTGGTAAAGCAACCAAACATTTCCCTGTTTGAAAATAACACCATACCCGACAATTTGTCGGTTATGACATCTTCTTCATCAAGACGGCGGGTCATAGCCTGCGTATCGCTGTATTCAAGAATATCAGCAACATCTTTGCCGACAAACCAAGGCTCGTCATTGAGTGTGATAATGCGGACATCTTGCCCACTGAAATTAAAGTTTTGTAATTCGTTCATTTTGTTTTCCTCCGAAAAAATATTTTTAATCAAATAAAAAGCCTTGTAAAATCTACCTCACAAGGCTTTTTTTGTTATGCTCCCAAAAATTTGTTGATAAAGTATATTTGACCTTTACCTGTAATTTTTGGTGTCTTGCTGATTTGAACGTGACCATCTGGTTTATTTATGATTGTTTCCTTAATCTCAAATAAATCAAGATTCATAGAGTTCTGTGTCGGCATATTCCAGTCACTACCTTTGCGCTTAATCAAATATCCGTTATCACGCAACCAAGTGAAGAAACGATTAGCACCCATATCAATGCCATTAGATTTGATAATTTTCGCCATATCTCCAACTAATATACTCGTTTTAGAAGTTGAAACCGAATCAGCAAATAGCGCTTTAGGTTTGAGTTCCTTATTTTCCGTTTCAAGTTTGATAATCTTCTGAGCTTGTAACTCCATAGCTCGCTTGATAATCATATCAGGACTATTGTAGAACTGTTCAAGCTGATTGAATGCTTCAATATACTTGAGTTTAAACTCAAGCGCATGCTTTCCAGTAAAGCCCATAGCGAGAAGTGAAAATCGGTCACGGTTCATCAGGTACATGCGGAATTTTCTACCTCGACTTTCATAGCTTGTTTCTTTAAACATTTTCACGGCGGAATTTTCCGCCATGAGATTATCAATATTTTCTAGCACATCTTTATGCTGTTTTCCAAAACTCTCAGCAACCTGTTTCGAGTTTGTCACGATTTTATCGTTTTCGATAAATACAATTTTTTCTGTTAATTCGTTCATTTTGTTTTCCTCCGAATAATTCTAGTCTAAATAATTTTAAGATGAAAAAGCGGACTTTTTCGAGTATCTAAAATTTAGAACCAATCATCAACATTATCATAAAAAGCGCCAACATCCACATCCTGTAAATCTCCCGAGTGATACATCGCATACTCAAACGCTTTAAAACCGTCCGTCTTACGCCTTACATCCTCTTTCTTGACATATAGCACATTGCCATCGCCTTTTAGCTTGCGCAACACATTATGTGTGTACCACCGCATCATATCGTTATCGCCAAAAATGACATTTTGACTAGCGAAAGCACTCTCGATTTTAGGCGCAACCAAACTGTCAATCGCAAGGGCATTTCGTAAAATTTCCAAACGATAACCAAACGGCGCATCAAATTTATTTTTATATTGTACCTCAAAATCACATGACTCAAAAGCCTGTTGCACATGCTCAGCTCTATATCTGTCCGCCACGATTGTCTGCAAATCATAACCCAACTCATCACGCGCATAGACAAACCACTCCACAATATACTTAGGACTGATTGTCGGCTCGTCAATCACAGTCAAAAAGCCATCGTCTTCCCACTTTTTGATAGGCGCAAATTGTCGCTTACCATTGACCGTATCCTTTGGCTTACTATACCCATAAATCGCATCCACAAACTCCTTGCGCACAAAACTATGAGATAACCAAATATAATCCTCTCCCGACCTAAACAACAGCCCAACTGCTGCAAAATCTCGAACAGCCGCATAGTCAAACGCTCCAATACACTGCCGACCAACTAAATCTGGAAAATCTCGTTTAGTCGCCACCAACTCCTCATGGCTCGCCACACTCCGCTCAGTATCCGCCACAGGCAAATTCATCCGCTTAGTCATAAACTCCTCACGATTACTCGGATTATCTTGCAACTCCTCATACTGCTCCACCACCTCGTGCCACAAATCTTTAGCATAAGCACTCAAAGGCTGATGAAACATCGGATTAGCCAACTCCCAAGTCGACAAATCATCAACCTGTAACTCATTATCTAACTTACAAATAAACGGAAATAACGCATTATACCGTGTCTTACCAGATAACACCTTGTGCGCCTTATCTTTTATCTCGTCAATAAAACCATCACGCACATAACCATCCGTCCCGATATAAAACTGACGAGGATTTGGGCGCTTACCAAGCCCCGACACATGCACCTTGACATCTCGATTACTCTCGTACCTGTGAATCTCGTCAAATACGACAGCACCATCACGCGCACCATCTTTTGTCGAACCATTAGACGTCACATATCTGATAACACTTTTTGTCTGACGATTGCGAATCCTAGCCCGCTTATTGTCAAACGTTTTTTTAAGAGCAGGATTCCCCTCAATCACATCAAAAATTTCATCAAAACTAACTTTTGCCTGCTCCTCGCTATTTGCCACAATCGAAATATCATACTTAGCAATACCGTGCATAGGTGTCAGAAGATACGAACAAATACCAGAAATCAAGCCATTTTTACCACCACCACGCCCCATCATAATCAAAAACTCACGATAAACATTAGCTTTTGTTTTTGTGGTGTACAAAAACACAAAAGCGATGATAAATTTTTGAAAATTTTCCAACTTAAAAAACCACCTTTCGATATAGCCAGTACATCTTTCAATCTGTTCCATATCAAAAAAAATTTCATTTGATTTTAAACGTGGACAAATTTCACGCTCGATATAATTAACTAATTGCGCACGTTCTTGATTGAATTTTATTTTTTCTGTTTCGTACTCCGAAACGTATTTTTTAACTTCTTTGGGCAGAAATTTAATATAATTCATTTAAATTTATTCCTTTTTCGGCTGATTTTTCCGCACGTTTTTTCTCGAAAAATTCGCCCAATTTCATAAGCGCAGCATTTACTTTCACTTTTTCAGAAACAGCAGGATTTGCTTTTAAAAATTTCTGATTGCCATTTTTCACAGAAATCATCACACCATTTTTTTCTATTGACTTATCTAATTTTTTGTATGTGTCAACAAGACTTAAATAACGTTTCATAATTTCCATTTCACTCGCTGAATTTTTATCAATCAGCTTAGATAATTCCAATTCTAGTTTTGTTTTTGCCATAGGTTCCCCCCTCTCATGTGCGTTTTTAGATTTTTTTGGTTAAATGTGGGCAACTCGGTCTGGAAGAATTCTGACAATTCTTGTTTTTATTTGAGCGGGGGGCTTACCATTCAAACTCCTCGTCATCAAATCGTTTATTTCGTCTTTGATACCTGCCATGTCGCTTGTTGTGGCAGTTTTTGCATAGCGTTCGTAGGTTCTTAATATCTAGTGCATATTGCGGATAGTGTTCAAGTTCTTTGATATGGTCCACTTCAAGTACAGCGTTCTTTTTTGTTGTCACCTTGCCCTCAGCTTTGCACCAGATACACTCATAATTATCACGAGCTAATACTTTAGCTCTGAGTTTAAGCCAAGCTGTTGAGACATAAAAGCTATGCCTCGCACTTCTTGTTGAGACATCTATCAAGTAACACACCCCCTTTGTAGCTTTCAGCAAACCATTTATAGCCAGCGTTTCTAATCTTTCTGACGTTGCTCTCATCATAGTATAACTCAAATGCAAGCTGATTATAGGACTTTTTATTTCTACCACTAAGAAAACGTTTAGTAATAATATAATACGCCGTTTCTTCGTTTCGCTGAACGCATTCAAGAGCACAATCAATCTGGCTGCGCTCTGAATCACATAATTTATCATACTGCTTAAGTAGTCGTGTGATGTCTCTAAATACCACATGACATTCATCGTTACTTAGCGTTACTCTTAAATCCATCGCCACCTCTTTTCGCTTTTGGTGTGAATTGTTTTATTGACAAACTTGTCTGATTTGACTAATCAACTTCCTGCGTTTCAAGTCATTCATCTCAACGTTCATCATGCCAATAAATGTTTTCTTGCTAATTCCTAATTCGTCAGCCATTCTGCTCATACCATATCCGAGATCAGCAATCAAATCTCGAATATCTTGATTTGCTTTGCGCTCGTCGTCTATTGGTAAAATCTTCGTGCCTTTTGTTGTAATAGACAACTTGATGACATGCGAACCATTCCCCTCATCATCTGTTAGATTTACCTCAGATACAAAATCATACCGTTTCAACTTTTTGCGTGCCAAATCAAAACCATGACTATTGATTCCGATAATCTCAGCAATAGCACTCGGCCACCCTGTCAGAGATTTCTTTTCTTGTAGGTATTCTAAAAGTTTAGATTCATTTCTTGATAATTCTGGTTGTCCCATTTCCTACCCCACTCTCTCAACTTTAGCCTTAGCCACAGGCTTAATCGTTTTCTTAAACGCCTGCGCCTCACGCATGCTCGCAAATCTCACCACAAACATCGTTGCTTGCCCCTCGACACTCTGCCAAGTCACAGTCCAATGTATCTCACTTTTCATAATCGCCTCCGCATTCTGTAATAAATACTTGTGCCAAGAAATTCATTTTCTCGCACGTCCAACTTAACATACTCCTCACGTTCCGTTTCGGGATTCTTCCTCGGAAACTCAATCAGTTCCCATTCTGGATTATCAAGCTCTAATTGTCGCTCCAATTCATCTTTCTCAAGCAAGCTCGCAATCTTCGCCCTTGAATACTTCCAATTCTGCGCACGTTCAACAATCGGCTTTTTCAAATTCCGACTAGAAAACCATTTGCGCTTGCCTTTTCGATTCTCTAACTTAAACTCTTTCGTCAGATAAGTTGCAATCACTTCAACACCTGGTACATCATTTTGAGGACGAATCACAACAACCTCGCCTTTTCCCATAAACTTCCGATTCTTGCCTCTGCCTTTTGCCCAAAGATTTTCAATCTCATCGCGACCAAGCAAATTATCCATAATCAAATGAAAATGTAATCGCCCCTCAGTTTTCCCCTCAATCACGCCTAGATATTTCAAACTTGGCAATTCTTTCTTTTTCCTCGCCCGATTTATCCTTTTCAAAAAATTAGAGATTTCTTTTTCGCATGCCTCAAGATTTTCTGGCAGATGTTCATCATCAAAAGTAAATGTCCCGTAATAATCGCCATTATCAAAATTTGCTATCGCAGATAACCGAAACCACTTCTGCGCATTCCGATAATTCAAATTCTTCTGAACTGGTCGACTAGCCACTTCTTTCTTTTTTCTCGGTTTACCACCCCGAACCAAATCAACAGGCAACGATTTCCCCAAAATGCTACACTCACGATATTTATCATCAGCTGAGATAGCGATATTGCGCATATAATACATAAACGTGTTTCCTTTTTCTAGTTTGTCCTCAAAGTTAATACCTATTACAAGCTAGCCAAACGTTGACTTAAAAATCAACGTCCAGCCTTGATATATCGCCGTTTATGTGCTATAATTAAAATACATAAACGAAAGTTTCTACTATAAAATACAGTTTCCCAAGAACTGTATTTTTTTATTTACACTAATCTCCCACGTTCCGCTAATCGTGATAATCGTTTCAAATTTTCTCGGCTTTCATCGTCAAGTTTCGTCACACCATTTTGATTCAACTGTCTCAGAAAATTTGATACACCATATTTGGTCATTGTATACTCGCCTTTTGCGTACTGAATCTTGCTGTTTATGATTCTGATTTGCATATCACATGCTCCTAATTCTTAAAATAAATCAACCAATGTGTCGCAGCCATCTCCCACCTCCTAATAAATCATCACATACTTAACGATGTCACATATCGTTTTGCTTGTCTCATAGCCGAATTTTCCTAATTCACTAAGTGGCATAAAACCAGAATCAAAGCATTGAGCCATAAATGCAGTATCTAGCACATCTGTTGCATCTGGCATTTCTCCATATTCATCTAGGTAATATTTACAATAACCACCTAGTTCTTTCTCGACAGATTCTTCCAAATTTTTGAAATCGTGCAACGATTTCCTTAGATTATCAATGTATGATAACTTATCAATAAACTTATAGTCCTCGGCTGTTCCTTTTGTAAACTTTCTAAAAGAATCCCAAACAATCTCTTTTAAGTTTTCTGGTGGATTTTCACTATCAATTTCATTAACCCAACATAGTTTTATTTTCATTTTTCTTTCTCCAAATAATCTGCTATCGCTCTCCGTTGAAATGTTATGACAAGAGCAGTTTCTTTATGCGTAAACTTATTCGTTCCGCTTTCTCTAATGAACACATCCCCATCTACAACCTCTAAAAGGTCATCGCCATCTTTATCTGTCACGACAAAGCTAGTTATTGCTTTATATTTATTTACACTCTCCCTATTTCATCATCTTTGCCAAGACAAACATTATAACAAAGAATGATGTGATTGCCGTTAATGTCATGTCCACCATTTTTGATAATGGACTTATGCTCTCTATCAATGCGATATAATTTATCGCAAGTGATGATAATATCAAGATAATAAATAGCATAATGAAAGCTATGAACTGCCTCATTACGTACGTAGAAAGTGCGTGTCTAATCTTTTTTATCATTCCACCACCTCATAAGTTGCCTCAAAAATATCTGGCTTACAAGGATAAAGCTCGCCTTGCACGCCTTTAATGATATAGTCGCTTTTTTGGGCGTGCATAGTTCCCTCTAGCGTTTTGATGTCGGCGCTATCGAATTTTGGAACATTATCAAAAGGTTGTGTCTCGTAGCTGCAATGAGTAATAACATCATTTCTTGTTATGGCTTCATCTAGCCAATCGGGTAGACAACGCTCATATCCTACTTGAAACGCCTCAATTACCACTGGTTTTTTTCTGTATTTAGTCATTTTGCATCTCCTTTTTTTCAAGCTTCTCAACTTCAGTCTGTCATTTGAATACCTTTTTCCAGACAGCGATAGGCGTTTTATTTCCGTTTTTATCGACCTCTGGGATAACGATACCTTTAGAGCCTGAAATTGAAAACTCTACAAATTCGATGCGTTTAAGAATGATATTCACAAGTTCAAGCGGATCATCGCCAAACCCGTCAGTTACCAAATCCTGAATCTCAAATTCATCTAAATTTTCTGCATTAGCATCAATCTCTTTGAATATATCTAAATCTTGTAGTGCTTCGACTAAATTGTAATAATCCATTTTATTTTTCTCCGTTTTCTAAAACAGCTCAAGCTGTATATCCTTTTTCGTCAGCCTCCTGTTTCTTTTTTCTGAACAATGCTCAAAACGGCAAATTATCATCACTAAGCTCAGACGGTGGCACACCATTATCCCGACTAAAATCTGGCTGATTCGGCGCTTGTTGCACCTTATTGCCACCCTCACGCGCGGCACGACTTTCCAACATCTGAAAACTATCCGCAATGACTTCAGTCACGTAAACACGACGACCACCACCATCTTCATAATTCCTCGTCTGAATCCGACCAGTAATACCGATTAGCGCCCCTTTTGTCGCCCAATTCGCAAAATTTTCAGCAGCCTGTCGCCACAAAACAATACTGATAAAATCAGCTTGGCGCTCGCCATTACCATTTTTAAAATTACGATTGACCGCAAGCGTGAAAGCAATAACTGCTTGATTCTGCGGTGTGTAGGTCAATTCTGGGTCTTTCGTCAAACGACCAACCAAAACAACATTATTAATCATATCCCAACTCCTCAATCTTCCAATCATAATCACGCTGAATCTTGCAATGTTTCAAGACAGCTTTTGCCTTTTCAAGCGATTTATAGCGATAAGCCTTGTTTTTCTCGTTGGTAAAGCGCCATTGCGCCATATATTTGTCGCAGGCGTACCACTTAATTTTTAACTTAACGCCTGTATAGCTGATAATATAGCTCATGCTCCCAGCTCCTTTTTAGCCAATATCTCGCCAAACTCATAAGTCGTTTCTATCGACTTAAAACTGATTACATCTTCGCCGTCATACATCAAGCAGCCTTTGCCGTAATTGTTGGCAATCAATACTTCGACTTGACAGCCAAGTGACGACACCAAATCATCACGACTTCCGATAAACATCACACCGTCACACTCCTCAATGTGCCGAGCGGAATCACACAACATTTCAATTGGCTTTTTGTCACGGATAATGCCGTTTGCCACATTATCCTTGGCAACCGTTTCTAAAAACGGATTGAAAAAATCAATCTCATTTTTTACCAAAAAAGCCGCACAATCTTCAATCTTATTTTTGATTTCTTTGATTGTACGACCATTCATTGCCGTTGCTAGATATAATTTCATTTTTCTCTCCTCTACAATAATTACAATAATTTAGCAATCGCATAGATAACTGGCACGGTCACGCTATTTCCAGCCTGTTTATAAAGCTGACTGTCACTATTGACCTCACGTGCCTTGTCAAATGCCCAATCTGGAAAACCTTGTAACCGCCAACACTCACGAGGCGTTAGTTTTCTAATTCTGATAAATTCAGGGGAATCGTTGGTATAAATTCCACTGACCTTCAGTAAATTGTTTTCTTGCCAACTGCTAGATGACAATGTAGGTGCTATCTCATGCTCTCCGCCAGAGTTAAAGCCTCTTGGACGTTGTAAGATTTTAGGTCCTTCCCCTTTATTCGTTGTAAGTGTTGGCGCAACTCCGTCAGAATCATAAACATTACCGTTCATACCTTTTCCGCTTGGATTAACATTCCCAACTTTGATAACAACACCAGAATCATGATTGCTTGTTTTATTCTTTGCTAAAAGTGCTGGACGTTTGGCGTGCGCCTCTGGTGTCAAAACTGGTATCGCAACATAGTGACCACGACCACCACCAGCACGTGCCTCAGTTATACCGTCTTTGCTAAATACTTGCGTATTGCGCCGATAACCGTCACGGTGCGCTAATATTTGTATAGTAGCTTTGACTGACGTTCCTCCGATAGGAAATATTTCTCTGAAACGTTCTCCTCTAAGATGTCCGATAATGAACACCCGCTCTCTGTGCTGCGGAACGCCGTAATCTTTGCTGTTAAGTATTTGCCATTCAACATAATACCCCAGTTCATCAAGCGTGCTGAGGATAGTTCTGAACGTGTCCCCTTTGTCGTGATTGAGTAACCCCTTGACGTTTTCAAGGAATAAAAACTGTGGTTTGATTTGCTTGGCGGCTCTTGCAATCTGAAAAAACAAAGTCCCTCTAGTCTCCTCAAATCCTCGTCTGTTTCCTGCGATACTGAAAGATTGGCAAGGAAATCCGCCGCAAATAACGTCAACTGTTCCATGTAATGCTCTCCATTGTTCATCTGTAACTGCTGTAATATCGTGGAACTCATATTCTCCTAGCGTGTCGTGAATCGCCTTATAAGACTTACGAGCAAACTTGTCAATCTCGCAAAATCCAACACATTCATGACCCGCTTGTTCCATGCCTAATCGGAATCCACCGATTCCAGAAAATAAGTCAAGAAATTTCATAAAAGATTTCTCCGATTAGTTTGTAAGCATTCATTTCCGTTGCTAGATACAATTTCATTCAAAACAACCTTTCTTTTCAATCACATCAACGGCAAAATGGTTAAGCAAAGCATTCATTGCTATACGCTTTTCGTCATCGGTTAAGTCAATGTCATCATCATCAACTAGTTCATAAAAATTTCTTTTTAAAGCTAAAGCTATTAGCTTTTTAAATGCTGAATAAGGTGTATCATACTCAGTTAATGCAAAATCTTCAGCTATATTGCCAAACGATTTGTAATCATCATCATTTATGAAAAATAGGTCTGGGCGTTTAATTGTCATTCCCTACCTCTTTCAACTTATTATTTTTGATAAAGTTATCTTTACCCCTCTCGCTCAAAACTCTAACAGTTCTGTCGAAAGGATAATTTTCAACTTTCCAAGTGTTACGATAATCGCTATAACAGTAAATTAAATACGAATCTTTTCCGTTCGTGTAAATCATATCAATCCCCCTAATTCCAGAACAAGAAATTTCATTCGATTTCCTTTTTCAAATATTCCAATGCCTCAGAAATCGTCACGCGCACAGTCGTATCTGGATTTCGCTTGAACAGAATATCTAGCAAGCGGTTGTTTTCAGTCTTTGGCTTATGCCACAATTCACTTTTTGTAAAATCATTTGGATAGACCGCAAGTGGCTTTTTCAGTTCATTCACTTCTTTGGTCAATTCTTCAATCTTCTTATTCGCCGCAATCAATTCACGTTGTTTGTTAGCAAACATCTCTTTTAACGTCTCGAAATTTCTTTCAGACCACTCTGCTTTATCTACTTCAATCATTTGTTATCTCCGTATTTCAACCCACGCCTTGCCTGACAATTTGGGTATTATTTGACTGACAAAAAATTAATGATGTCAGTTTTGCGATAGTAAACTTTTTTCGCCCCTCGTATCTGGGCATTAGACGTTTTAGTCCGTTCTTCTCCCATTCTCCAAGCGTTACTGCCGTTAAAGAAAATTCTTTAAGGACTTCTTTTTGCGTTAGAAAATCTTTTGTTGCAAGATACTCCTTTTCAAGCTCTAGCTTTTTCTCCCACGCTCTATCCATAGATTCAAGCATGGCTCTTTTAAAATCTTTCGATAAAACATCCATAGATTTTCCTTTCTTTTTTGTGGTATAATTAGATTAGTAAAATTTGATAAGTACCTCGTAGATTCCGCCAAGAATTGAGGTGCTTTTTATTTTGTCACGCGCATTTGTGCGTTTTTTGTTACCTAAATTCATCCAAGCTAATATCTAGTGCATCAGCTATTTTTTTCATTGTTGAAAACTTCAAATCATCAAATTTCCCTTTTTTCAAAGCAGAAAACGTTTGTCTGCTAATACCCGTTAATTTTGATAATCTATAAATCGATATTTTCTTTTGAGATAATATCTCTTTTAGCTTAAACCACAACATATAGTTTTTGACCTTTCCTTTTTCAACAATATATAGTAAAGTGCGATGTCAAGCGAAATTGAAAATGTCCCAAAAAAAGTCTAAACATGAGTTACGTTTTGCTAAAGCAAAATTTGCTTTTAGATTCCATTTTTGATATGATTGAGTTATGATTTAGGCTGAATTTTCAGCTT